GCCATGTCGTCGTCGGATCGTACTGATACCACTGAAGAGCGGGAGCAACTTCGTTCCAGTTATTAAGAAGTAAATCTGAAAGAATCGTGTAAATCTGATCGCCATCGTAATCTTTAGCTAAGGCTAGTTCCCAGTTAGCGCGAGCCAGTTTAGATAGTGCGCCCAGTGCAGTAATGCGCGCGCTAGTAACGTAAGTCGTCGCGCCAGCTGAGACCACGCTTATTTCGATGTCGCTAATAAAGCCGCCGTAAAGGTCGACGTAAGTTCCCGTCGAATCTTTAATCGAGATAAGGATCTCGTTACCTACTGTAAAAGGGTAAGAAGTATTCTGTAAGTTAATTAGTTCGATGTAGCAGTAGCCCGCGACTGGCTGTTCATAGACGGAAGTTCGGCCACTTGTTATCTGGACGCTGGCCAGTGTGACTTCTTGGTAATCGACGCCATTAATTAAAACGCGCCATTCTGGATTCCAGAGTGTCACGCGAAAGCACCCGATCCAAGAGTTCCACGATAACTTGAATTATTAAGAACGTTAATAATTGCTCGGGCTGTACCTTCTGGGTCGATTGCTCCGTTAACGGTTAAATTAATGACTGCACCGCCGCCACCGCCTAGAGAATGATTTGGGATAATCTGTCCGCTGCGATTAGGCGTAAAGAGTTCTGGCCCTTGCTCGCCGACCATGTAAGACGTTCCAGAAGTAACAGGGCCACCGCTGGCACGTCCGCCACCGAAGACGCGATCAATAAGACCAGAGATTCCAGAGACGATCGGATTCTCTTTAACTAATCGAATAAAGTCTTTTACCTTATCGATCATGTCGCCCAAGAATCCGACAACTTTAGAGACGCCAGTAATGACGCTAGAGATAGCAATTCCGAGAACCTCGAAAGCGACTTTAAGAATTGTTCCGATAGCTGGGCCCATGGTGTCTCTTACGAATCCAGCGACGGACTTAAAGAGTGTAAATAAGGGAGCTAGATCGTCTTCGTTATTTTTAATAGCTGCGCTAACTTTACCGAAAGCTGTTGAGATTCCCTGAATGGCTGGGCCGAATACACTAGCCCAGAACGGAACGACATAATCAAATAGATAACTATAAAGAGCCTTAAAAGCTGGAACTACGAAGTCTGTAAGAACTGTTTTAATACTCTTAAACGGACCTTCTAAATCTTTACCGATTGACTCGGCCATCTTAGAAAGAGTTGGAATTACTTTATCCACGAAAATTGTAACCATCGGAGTAATCGCGTCAAGTACGAAAGAACCTACGGTCTCTTTACCTTCATCGAATGCAATAGTAAGTCGATCTAATTTTCCTTGAAATGTGTCGGCTTTTGTTGAAGCTTGATTCTCGAAAGTATCGGCGAGCTTCTTAGTAATCTCGTCCATCGAAAGAGTCTTTAACTGAGCAGAAGAAAGTCCGACGCCTAACTTACCTAGCGCGGACGTGTTGCCTTCTGTGGCCTTGGCAAGCGCGTTAGAGACCGCTTCTAAACTTTTCCCACTACCCGCACTTATGTCTAGAGCTAAAGCTTGTAATTTCTGGGCTTGCTGTACGTCGCCAGTAGCGCGAGCTAAGCGTTCCAGTGATGGACGAAGATCGTCATCTGTAACGCCGAACGCCAGCGATGTTTTCGTTATGTAAGACTCGGTCGCCTTGATCTGGGCGTCTGTTGCTCCTGTAACGTTCTTTAAGGTTAAAGCGAGTTTCTCCTGAGCTGCTGCGTCTGCGATTGCTGACTTAACGCCATCGATAAGAAGCTTCCCCGCGTAGGCGGCGGCCGCGACTGTGGCAGCTGCAAAAGCGGCAGCGGCTACCTTGCCGAACTTTCCGATCTTGCTAGAGAAGCCTTCGACTTCATTTTGCGCGCCTTTAACGCCTTTCTTTAATTCGTCAAAGTCTGCGTCGAAAGTTATCTTTACTTTAGGAATGCCAGCCATTACTTAAACCTCAATTCGTCCGCGATTTGTTGAACCATTAAAGCGTATTCGCGAGCGATGATCGGAACGTAATAATCCACAGCTGGAGCGATCCAGTAGCCGCGCTTATTGTAAGGAGTCTTAAATCTATTCGTGAATGTTCGACCGATGGAGTCCACGCCGCCATGAGAACCGTATTCCGTTCCCCATAAGAGCGCGCCCGCTGGAGCTGCGTTCTGGCGGACTCTGTTTCCCTTACCACTCTTAGAAGCTTCTCCGCCGTACTTTCGACCGACCTTCTTAGGGCCACCGATGTCGACGCGAATAAGACGATCGCGTTTAGGCGTAATCGTTTCGGCTACGAGTTTAGTCTGTGGAGCTGGCGCGGCTTGTGCGCTCATCATAAGTTGACCAGCTAGACGCTTAGATAAAGGTAAAGCTCGATCTCGGACGAGTTGCTGATACTCGGCGGGAAATGAACCTAAAAGGCCAAGCAGATTCTTAAACTCGTAAGGATCTACGGTAATGGCATAAGTGCCGCGGCCTTTCTTATCTGCCATTCCGTTTCTCCAGAATCTCTATAGCTGTAAGTATTTGCTCCGCCGTCTGCCACTCGCTCATCGGGATTTGTGTCGCGATGGCCAGTTCGACTATTAATCGATTTAAGCTTCCGACGGGATAGCTTTTGGGTTTGCGCTACTTGCTGAGACTTCGGCTACCGTTTCGATCCAGACCTCGTAAGGCTTTACTGGAGTTCCCGCAGCTTCTCGCTTCATGGCTGCGTAGCCAAGAAAGAGAAGATCGTTAACTCCGATCGATTCGGCTTGCTGAATAGTCTTAGAAGTTTTGCTCTCCCACTTCGACCACTCTGGAGAAGCCGCCACGTAAGTAGCGACCTCTCCTGAGAAGTATTCGACTTCGATGTTTAGTTTCATTTTTGCTCCCGATTCTGTTTTTTAGCTGAATGTTTCTGTAGGTGTTCCCACTACTGTAAAGGATAGCGATACAGTTTGAGCGTCTGGGCTTGAACCGCCGACACTTGGAAAAATTGGTAGCACGTTGAACGCGAAGACCGCTCCTGTAACAGCTGTTAGCGAGATCGCTAAAGTAGTGTTTGGAGCTGCTTCTGCAGCACTCCATAGAGCTTCACAGAGTGAATCTGTCGCGCCCCAGTCTGCAAGCATTTCGACGTCGAACGTCCACTGCTTATCGATTGAACGATAAGCCTTAGAGTAAAGCGTGTCGTAAGTTTCGATAGTTACGTCGCCGCTTAGCGTTGCGCTTGTTGCTTGCTCGTTATAGTTTTTGGTCGCGATCGTAACCGAAAGATCGCGCCCTGTAATTACGGTCGTGGCCATGTTGGTCTCCTAGTTTGTTTGTGTGTAATAAGTCGAAAGTTGAATCTCGCACGCGAGAATCTCTGACGCGCCTATGTTTAACGGAATCGGATTCGATACGTCCCCGACTTCGTACCCTGACGGAATAGCCGCCAGAATGCTAATTACGAGCTGTTCGATGTTATCGAGTGCGCTCTGATTATCGTAGATCGCTACGCCTACGGTCATAACTAAATTAATTTTTAGCTTTACGTTCCCTTTACCCAAGAAGCTCGGCTGTAAATAAGGCGTATTTGGAACGATCGCCGCGAACGGAACGATCGGAGCTTCTGGAACTGAATCGTAAGTGTTAGCCGCTACTCCTGCGATGGCTGTCTTTAGTGGAGTGCGAACGCTACTTAGAATCGAACTGGCTGGCATTAGCCGACCATTACTTCGACGTCGATGTAATTACCTAAGAGGCCGATTACACGATTCTGAAGACTACGGCCCATTCGGTAAGGCGAACTAGCGAAGTCCAGCCCTTCGATCTGACCGCCCGCAGCTGTGCGAGATTGGAAGACTTCTATCGATACTGCATAGATAGCGGACTCGATCGACGCGTTACCCACGTAGAGAGTCGCAGCTGAATAACCGCTAAGAGTTGCCATTCCGTTCGGAATGATCTGGCGACGTGTTACGTCCGCCGAAGTAAGAGCTGCAGAGAATGAAGAATCTGTAATTACTGTAAGAGTGTGCGTAGCTGTAAACGGAGCTGGAAGTCCAGTAATGACGATCGACTGTCCTACGACGAACGGGTGTGTCCGACGAGTAAAGAACGTCGCTACATTAGAAGTTAATTCGTACTCGATTACAGCTGTCGAGTTTTGGACGAGCAGCGGGAGAATAACCTGCTCGGCTGTGTCGATGATGTCGTCTAAATACCCGTCCGAATAGAGAGAAGAACTAACGCCCAAGACGGATCTTAGCTGTGTGGCCGTGATAATTGTTGGCACGTTAGTCCTTCCCTTCTACTACTCGACTAACTCGGGAGCGAATTAGTCGATGTCTGATTTATTCGGATTACGCCTTGTTATTGTGGAATGCGCCAGCTGCGATCTTTGTAGCTAGTGCGCCGTAACCGTAGTAACCAACGGTAATCTGGCCCGAAGCGATTACGTCCGCGCGTAGGCGGAAAGTAGGTCCCTCGTACCATGTGAACGCGTCTGGGTTAACGATGAGCATAGAACCGTCGACGTCTGTCGCTGCTAGTGATGGATCTACGAATAGATCAAGTCCTGCAACAGTGCCACGAAGCGAAGTAGGTGTAGCCGATCCCGCTTGGTTCATAGGATTAGTTACTGTTGAATAGATCGGACGTCCAGCGTCGTTTAGTGTCATGGCGTTACTCCACTGGCCTGTACCCATGATGATGTTACGAGCGAAGCCATTAGGAAGTCCAGCTGTAGCTCCGTAAACAGAAGCAGCACCACGAGCGACGAAGCCGAGAAGCTCCGCAGCTGTTGGATAAGTTGCTGTAGTAGTTGCGTCGCCTGTAGCTGTTGAGTAGATAAGTGCAGAGACGTAAGCGTTCTCTGCCTTGGCCTTAGCTGCCGCCATGTTGCGGATTAGTTCCTCGAAGAATGCTGGAGAAGTACGATCTAGCAATTCAACAGAGAATGTCTGTTGTCCAGCGAACTTCTTTACTGGAACAGTAATGAAAGCAGAGTTCTGATCTGTCTCTGAAAATGCAGCGTCTTCGTTAGCTACTGCAACGCTAGGAGCTACGGTAATTTTTGGAATCTCGAAGCTCATGCCCGCGTCTGGAAGTGTTCCGCGAGAGACTGCGTCGATTGATGGACGGATAAGCGTAGATAATCCGTTAACTACTTCTGCCATCTGGCGAGTAGGAACTAGACCTGCGTTATCTGTTGTGTTATCCGCTGCGAGAACGTACTGGCGAGCTGAATCGTCGCCCATCGCTGCGCGAATTGTGTTTTCCACGTACTTAGCAGCTGTGAACTCTAAGCGTGGCTTGGTG